ACCAATTAATGGTATGTCTTTTAATGGTGTGTTATAAGTGGTCTCATTTAAAGATAACCCTGGTATGTTAGCAGCCACAGTAAAGTATTGTACTTTAGGTAACTGATTAATTAAAAAACGAAACTGAGTAGGACTTGAATAGTCTAACTTAGTTGGTTGTCTATTTAATGGTGATGTCTCTGTTGTCATACTATTATTTATAATAAAAGAAAGGGGCAGTACATCTACTAAACCCCTTTCAAAGAATACTATCTATGTAGTATTATCTTTTTGCTGAACGGAGACCTAAGTCTACATTACCAGCATCTGATAGGATATCGCCTTGGAAAGGTGTGCCTTCGTAACCAACTTCCTTATTGATTCTACGAGCTATCGCTCTTTCCTCATCAGTTGCGAAATGTTCATCCCAAGCTGCTAGTCTTTTTCTCATGTACCAATGCCATATAGGTGGTACTAAAGCTATAAAGAATACTACAAAATATCCCCAACCTGTATTAGGACACCCGACATTTTCTAGTTCCCAGAAATGAGTTTCACCTCTATCGTGGTGGTCAGCTTGTCTACCGATTTCAATAAAGAACCATGCAGTAAACGCAGTTGAGTTATCCCAGTTATGTCTGTAGTCTATTGGTTGGTCTTTAACACGAATCAAACCATAGTGCTCTAAGTAGTTAAGTGCTTCTAGTTCAAAGTTTGAGATTCCCCAAATTGTTGCTAGACAAGCCATACCTACCCAACCACCAGCTGCAAAGAATAATGCGACTGTTGGAACAGCCATCAAGTATCCACGAATCCAGCGGTTTTGCCAAGAAATAAAGTTTACACCCATTCTTGATAGTCTTTCTTTTTCCATGTTAAATAAAAATTTAGATTGACCTAGATATGATAGTGGATAGTGACCATAGATTGTTCTACCACGAGGTGCAGTAGCAGGGTCATCTTCACTAGCAAGTTCTAAGTGATGATTGTACACATGAGCGTAACAGAAATGTGCAGAACCAGATAGAGCCATCATTAATCTAGAAATTGTAAATCCAAATCCTTTAGTATGAGATAACTCATGACCATAGATGATTCCGATTCCAATAAAGATACCAGATGATAATGTAGCACCTATTAGGTTAAGACCTGTTATACCTTCGTACATTGTTATAACGCCAGGTATTAGTTCCATGATAACTGCACCTTCAGCTCCACCTAGTGCCATGTAAGAGTAAACTCTCCATGCCATTACTAATTGGAAAAGAACGAATACAGGTAACATGAAGTACATTGTTAGGTTTTGAAAAGTAGACCAACCTCTAGTGTTGCCTTCTTCATCAGTTCCTACACCTGTTGTTTCAAATTTAGTTGCGATGTCCACGATTAGACCTACGAATAGTAAAACTACTCCAAGCCATGCCATGAATCCACCAACTAATACACCAGCACCAGCAACGATAATTAAAAAAGGTGCCAGCATGTAGCGTAAGTTAAGTAATAAATTTCCCATTTTTATATTTCCTCCCATAAAAATGGATTAATTGTGCCCCCTGTGGGCTTAGAACAAATTGGACAAAGTATCGCAAGGAACCTTTTGTCAAAGGGGGAACGATAGGCGTTCCAATTTGTCAATGATAATATTTAGTAGTAATAAAACCCTAACAATGATTTTTTATCAATAAAATCAATATGTTAGTTTATCAGTAAATACTAATATTGAATTATTACTATTACAACCACTATATCAGGTGATACATATTTTGTCAAGTATTTGTTATGGACAAATGTAGTAAATAAGAGATTACTAATATACCCCCGAATATCCATATTATATTTGTGGATTTATCTATCAATCCAAAATCAGTTCCTATTGCAACTATTACAATAGTTATGATATAGGACATACACAAAAATAATG